ATGACTCCGCGCGTATGACCCCGGCAGATAGTCCAGATGCCCCCGGCATCGGGGTAGGCGCGGGTTTCAATACCCTCGCTGCCACCAACAAAGGTCGTGCCGATCGCCACAGATGCGGCACCGGCCAATACCAACGCCACAACGCGAGGCGGAAGCCTTGGCAGCATGGATCAGGCTCCGCGCCGGCGAAACCAGCGGCGCTTCGGATCACGCCACCACTTGTCCCGTAACAGGAAGAATGCCTGCAGCAGCACGTAAGCGAACGTCGCGATAGCAGCAATGTCACCCCAAGTGAGGTTTCCCGCGGCTTGCAGCGCATGACTGCCTGCCGCCCCCGCGATTGCTATGCCGGATTTAACGGCCTGTGCCTTGCCTTCTTCCGTGATCATATTGCTACCCCCTATGCCGGGTCTTCCTTGGGTGCCGGCCGGGGCCGACTGCGCTCATCTGGTGGCGGTATCTCGACCCACGGCCTGGCCCCGCTGGCAATGATGCAAACCATGCTCACGGTGCTGAGCGTCACCGTGATACGCCATTCCTCATCGGCCCGGCGCCATACCGTTATTGCCTCGCTTTGATGCGTGCCCGCTGTGCGCGTGGGGATGAACCCGGCATCGCGCAGGCCCGTCTCAAGCTGGTGCTGCGGGAAACACGGCGCCTCGAAAGGCAGGGTAAAGCGTTGAGCATGGGCCGCTCCACCAAGAATGGTAAGAGCCAGGCCGAATGCGATTCCCGCTAATCGCATTTCAGCAGTCCACAGCGCCCGCCATGTCGGGCTGTTGCTTCAGCCAGGCATAGACGGCAGCAAGAGAAATCACACCGCTTTCGATTATCGCAGCGGCCTCAGTAGCTGGAATGGTAAAGGCCCCGATCTGCCATGCGCCGATGCCGTTCAGCCTGGCGCCCTCCACCTTGAGCGCGATCGCAGCCAAGTCCAGTGCCATTCTGGCCGATGCGCTCTGCACTTCCTTCTCGTGTATCTGCTCAGCGGTGTCCCCAGGGGCTGGCTTCAGGGCCTCCAGCGCATCCCGCGCCACGATGAAAGCGGCTTGCTTCTCTGCGACCACGACGGTGATCTCGGCCTGCTGCAGTCTGATTTCCCTGCTGCCATAGAACCACAACTCGCCACTGATGGTCCCGTCGATCTTATTCACGGTGGGTTTGTTCACCATGGCATAGAGCGGTGGGGAGACAACGCCGGGACCCAGGGTTTTAGTGATGGAAAGCGCCATTTCAATTCTCCATTTAAGCGACGTTGAGAACGCCGGAATTATTCCATAGGCCCCCTGTTGGCAGACCAGCGGCCGAAGTAGGCAGCCCGGAGATAACGACGGTATTGCTGCCGTTGGGGTCGAGATTCAGATGTCCGCCTGTGGTGCCAATGATTGGATTGCCGCCGTTGCTGCCCTGAGCGTAGGCGCAACGGTTTGGCGAAGCAGAATGCGTGACACGCCATTGCTCGCCAGATGACGTCAGCCCCGTTACGCCAGTCTGCATGGCGATATCCGAAGCCCCTCCGTTGATGATGCGAAGTCCATTCCCATTAGCGGCATTAAGAACACGAAAAACCTCGGTTCCATTTGCCGCCTGTCCTATGAGCTGAGCTGTCTCACTTGAGGTGTTGCCAGTGGCCTTTACGGTCAAACCATTTGAATCAACTCGAATCCGCTCAATGTTGTCGGCGATGATTTTCCAAAAGACCCCACTCTGACCGTAGAGCTTGCCGTACCCAGAATCGCCGTTGTCGTATCCGATATAGCCTTTCCAAGCGTCGCTGTTGTCGTAGAAGCCAAAACCGGAAATGCCGGAGGCGCTGGCATTGCTGAGCTTAGCCAACCAATCAGCCGCCACCGATTTAAGGATGGTGAGTTGATGATCAGGCGTAACCCCAATCCCGATCTTGCCTGCGGAATCAATCTGCCCGCTTCCGGGCAACGTCGTCGTTCCACTCAGTGTGGCGCCACTGAATGTACCCCCCGTCACAGTTTTCCCCGTGAAGGTCAGGGCGGATGGAAGGCTCAGCGTGGGATTGCCGCTGACACCATCGCCATTCGTCGCCGTGATTTCATTTGAGGTCCCAGCTATGGAACGCTGGGCCCAGGTATTGCTGGCTGTGCGTACAGCCAGGCCGGTGCTGCTCAGGGCCGCAATAGCCGAAAGATCCGCGTCAAAGGCCTGAACGTCGCTGCCGATAGCCACGCCAAGCGTCGTGCGCGCCGCGGCCGCGTCGGCATCATCAAGCAGGGTGCGCGCAAACGAGGTAAAAGCCGTCAAGGCCGCTGCGGAAGCCGACGTGAAATAAGGCAGCCGATCAGCCGCCATTGTCAGTGCGGCAAGAGCCGCCAGCAAGCTCGACAGCGGTTGGCTTGAGTTGCGCGCATCCTCCGCCAGCGCCCTGACTCCGGCAGCCAAGGCCCGCATCTCACCGTCGTCAACGGCGGGCGTGATTATGCCGGTATCGTGGTCTCCCGCGCCCAACCCGGTGACGACGCCGATCACGGCTTCGTCGATGTACACCGGCTGTGCAAAGGCGCCTTCGCTGCTGAGCTGCTGCGGGTTCTCCAGCAAGGTATCGCTGGTTTCATCGGCATAGAGCGTGGCGAGCGTCGCGGTCTTGACACCATTCAGCACGGTATAGAAAGACACCAGCGCGCCGGCGTAGATCGGGTTGACTTCCTCGAAGTCGGGTATGCGGGTGCGCAGCGCCATGATCAATAATCCCTGTATGCGGTCTGGGTTGGCGCATCGAAGGTCTGCCGGTTCTCAAAGGCCAGCAGCGCCTTCTTGGATATCGTGGCCGTGTCGCGAAGCCGGTCCCACTTGCCCTTGTCGATGGTGCGAACGGTGCCGTCGCCAAGCGTGCAGGCCAATTCGTAGATGGCCCATTTCTGCCAGGAAGCCCGGAGACCATGGGCCTTCTCGCCATTCCGGGCCGAAACGCCGGCAGCGCGGAAGGCGTCCACGTCTTCCGCGAAGGTCTGCACAGTCAGTTCGATCATGCGCGACTCTCCGGCGCCACTGTCGAAGTCAGGCACGGGATAGACGAAGAGTTGCGGGTTCGCCAACCGCTCCACGTAGACATGCGTGGGATCCCCGGTATCGCCCTTGTTCGGCACCTGGCTGTATTGCCCGAGGTCGAACATGGTCAACGGCGTGCGATTGCCGGCCTCGTCCACCAGAGTGGCCTCGATGATGAATTGAATGCCGTTGGCCGGGGCATCCGCGCCCAATGCCGTGGGCAGAGCATATTCCCGCTGACCGCTCACCAGGCTGAGCTGTACCTCGCTGTCGCGAAGCCACAGGATCGTGGCGCTGCCCGAGAGCTCCGCCATGATCAGATCCAGCCACGTCAAGGCGATCGCCAGTTCATTGCCGTCCGCCGCCGCGTCATTGATCGAGTATGCCCCGATCTTGCGCAGCGATTCTTCAGCAACCCGGCGAGCAGTCAGCAGGGTGGACATGCTGCCCTATCAGGCCGCGCGGCCAGTCGTATGGCCCAGCAGGCGGGCCACATCGGAATCGGCCATGTCGCCGGTATCGCCGGAGCGGACCTCCCCCTGCGCGTCGATCATGGTCTGCGTGATGAACAGCATCACGTCCTCGCGCTGCGAGTTGCGGCCGAAGCGCTCGCCGCCCGGAAGCGTCTGGGCCCGGTTCAGCAAGGCATCCATGGTCAGCTCGCGCACTTCCGCGATGACCTGCCCGGGCTGCAGCAGCTTCACGTCCACTTCGCGCTTCATCACGTCGTGGACGGGCTGCACGCGCTTGCTGGCGGCATCACGCACGATGAACTCGCGATGACGCGCGAATTTCATGGCGTGAGCCCGGGGCATGGCCAGGGCTTCGCCATGCTTGAAGGTGAAATTGGTTTCGATGCCGTCGATGATCTGGGTGTGCACGCGGGGCGGGCCGCCTGGCACGGCAGTGGTGTCGGTCACGTTGTAGATATCGGGATCCTGCGCGGCTTCCGGCGCGACGGCTTTTGGCCGGGCCGGGGGCTGTTGCGCAGGCGCCTTGACCTGGCTGCCAAGCTGCTGCCCGGCAAGCTCCAGCGGATTCTGCTGCTCCGGTTCGGGCACTTTCGGGTTGGCGGGCTGCTGCGCGGCTCCCTGGGTCGGGGCCTGCGGATTCTTCGGGGTCTCGCCTTTCGGCGCATTCGGGATGGGGTTCGACACAATCTCTCTCCTACGTGCCGATGGTTATGAGACAGGAACCGGGGGCGAGCATCGGCACCCGCCCCCGGTTTCCTGGCTCACATCGAGCCGAGGATGGTGAACGGCAGGTTCATGAAGCCCTTGGCCGAGGCCGTACCGCTCGAGAGCGTGTAGCTCAGGGACTTCGCCACGCCATCGCACTTCCAGGATTCCGGAACCTTGTCGCCGGCATTGGCCGAGTCCTGGACCACCAGCAAAGCACCGATGGTGGCGCTGCCATTGGTCAGGGTGCCCTTGACCTGCCCCGCGGTGGCCAGGCTGATCGCGGCCAGGAAGCCATCCGCGTCGCCATTGCTCTCCGAAGAGAGAATGCCGATGTTGATGGTCTTGCCGGATTCATTGGTCACCACGTCGATGCCGATGCCGGCGGCATTGATCAGCACGCCGGTGACGAAATCCAGCCCGGTGTCCTTCTCGGTGGCCGCCGTCGCATCCGCGATGCTGAACGGCAGGCGGTAAACGCCGCTGCGGTGCCGGGAGATGCCGTAAGCGGCCTCGCCCGACGGGGTGATGCCGGTGATCTCGATGGCTTCGCCTTTCGGGCCGATGCCGTAGAGGTCCACCGAAGTGACGCTATCCGCGGTGTAGAAGTCGATCTTGCCGCGATTGATGGTCACCGGGTTGCTGGCAGCCGCGCCGGTCTTGGTCAGCACCGACTGAAGCGACGGGCTGCCGGCCTGGCAGACCAACACAAAGCCACCCGTGTCGAGGATGGCCTTACCGGTGCGGGGATCGACGAGCTGAATGGAGAAATGAGCCTGTCCAGGCATGATAGTGTCTCCTTGCTGTGATGGATGAGAAGTAAGCGCGCAGGCAGGTTGCCCCGCCTGCGCCTCTTGCCTTCAATTGGTGCTTGGCGGCCTAGGCCGCGGCGGCGGTTTTCACGCTGACGACGCCGAAGTCCTCGCGGCTATTGCTGTCCACGATCGACTTGAACTGCGGCTTGAGCATGCCGACGATCCGGCCGAAGGCCAGACCGGGCTTGTCGCCGTAGTCCGTGTCGTCGCTTTCCGCCATCTCCGCGTTGTCGATGGTCGCGATGCCCATGGCCTGGGCACCCAGCACCAGCGCTTGCGCGCCGTTGACCGTGCCGCCCGAGCCCCATTTGGAGCTGCTGCCGAGCCCCAAGGTGTTGAACACCTTGTTGTGCGAATGCACCACCAGCCCCTGCACCACCGCCGTGGCGTTCTTGAAGAGCGGGTTGTTGCTGCCCCGCTCCGCCGCGCGCGCCACGATGTTCTGGTAGTTGCTGTCCTGCAGCAGATCGCGCTGCTGCTCAGGCGACATGACCACGCAGTAGTAGTTCTTGCCGCCTTCCTTGATCGGCTTGATGCGCTTGCGCTCGCAAAACGCCTTCACCTTCACGAGGAAGTTCCAGGACATGGTGTCCGCCGTGGTCAGCGAGCCTTCGCCCGTGGCCGAACCGGCATGCACGATGCGGTTGGTGCTGGCCGCCGCAACGTCGCTCGCGAAAGCGAGCTGCGGAAGCTGGCTCGCGCCGCGGGTGGCGCCGTTGGTCAGCAGGGTGAAGGCGCGGCCCGACGACATGAGGAACATCAGCTCGTCGATCTTGTCGCCCAGCCAGAAGGCCAGCTTCTCGCGCGCGGTGGCGCGGAAGCGGATGACCGTGGCCTGCTCCGCCATCTTGCCCTTGCTCTTCACGCCGTTCCGGATGTTGTCGATCCGGATCACCTGCGTGTCGTTCACCAGCGCCTCTTCGTTGCCGTTGAGGGTGTTGGTGCCCACCACGCCGTCGCCCTGCATGTCCTGCACGAGCTGCATGACGCATTCCGTGCCGCGCTCCGTCTTGGTGAGCTTGGTCACGCGATGCACCGGGGTGTTCATGTTGCTTTCATTCGCCCCGATGAAGCCGTTCGCGAAGAAGAACGACTGATCCCGGCCGGCCTGCCAGGTTTCCGCCGCCCAGACACGCTTCTGGGCTTCGGTGAGTGCGCCGAAGTCGGTAGCAGCCATTAGCTGCCTCCTTTCTTTCTCAGGTTTGGAGAAAGCGGCGTCTGGTCTGCGGGGGCAGAGCGGCGATTTCCTCGTCCGACATGTTTTCGATATCGGCAGCGGAGACCGTCTCGCCCGTCGCAGCCGCGCCGCCCACGGTGCCGGTGTTCACGGGATGCCGCGCGGCAAGATCGAGCTTTGCAGCCCGTGCCTGAGCGGTCTGTGAGACACCAGCGTTGGGTTGCTGCGTTGCGGGTTTCGCCGCGCCACCATTCGGCTGGCCAGCATTCGCCGGCGGAGCCTTTTTCTCGATCGTCTTGCCAGTCATGGCCGGACCATAGGTATCGGTCAGTTGGGCCATCTTTTGGCGAAGCAGGAAGGTTGAGCGGCTATCCGCGCCGATGGTTTGACCCTCGGCCTTCAATTGCTCGCGCGCCTTCACTTCCAAGAACTGCCAATCCGCGTCGCTCGTGATGAGCACGGTATAGGGATGCTGCTGCTCCAACTGGTCGGTAACCTGATCCAGAAAGAGATCATCGCCCTGCGGATTCTGCGGCGCTGCGGCGGGCTTCTGCTGCTCGAGCAAAAGGGCGCGGCTGCGCTTGTCGAGTTCCGTTTCCGCTTTCTTCCATTCGACGGTGCTGAGTTCGCCCTTGTCGTACTTTTCGGCCAGCGCGATGCGTTCCATATCCAGGGCATCGAGCTGTTCCGTGATCGTCTTTACCGGCTGGGCCGGCGCTGGCGTCGCGGTGCCTTGAGCAGGCTGGGCAGTGGGCTGGCTCTGCGACTGCGCGAGACGGCCTTCCAGGAAGGCAATCTTGCGGTTCGTTTCGTCCAGCTTATTCAGCGCTTCGTCGAGACGGGGCTTCGGCACCATGGGGGTTGGCTGCCCCTGGGTGGCCGGAGTTTCCGTCTGGGCACCGGCCTGCGCCGGTGGTTCCTGTGAAGCAGCGGTCCCGGTCGGCTCGGGTTCCGGTTCGGCCTTGCTGCCTTGTTCCTGCTCCACCTGGGCCTGGGCCTCGCGGAGCATGATGGCATCGGGATCGTCATCGGCGATCGGCGCAGGCGTTGCTTCCTGGCGCTGAGCGACAACGACGGTCTGGCTGTCCTCGGTATTCGGCGTCTTGGGATCGGTATTGGTGGTCATGGCTCTCTCTGTCGCGGAGTTTGCGGAAGCGCCCGTGGCCCGGCGGCGGCTGCCTTTGGTGTCGGGGAAGGCTCCCGATAGCGCCCGTGACGCCGGCGGCGCGGACCCACAGCAAAAGGCCCCGCCTTTCAGCAGGGCCTCATGGCCAGGTCAGAACTTGATCAGATCAGTGGCGCGTGGATGGTGCGGCTTGGCCCGCTGCGCGCAGGTATAGTTGCTCCGGCTTCGGCGCCAGGACTTCGCGCATCAGATGATGCCACTTGGTCCAGGCTTGCTCGGCTTGCTCTGCCCAGTGATCCACGCCGCGACTTAGAATGGCGTGGATTGGATCCTCGCACTCAATGGTGAATTGCGGATCGCCGTCGCCGTCCACGAAAATGGTGTTCACCTTGCGATAGGTGCGGCCCTGGAAACTAACCACCGGGATGGGCTCAGGATGGCACCATTGCAGGATCCAGTACCCATTGTGATGCAGCATCCGGTTCAACCCGAGCGCCATATCACGCGCGTATAGCTCGCAATCCGCAGCCAGCATGGGATTCGGCGTATCGCTGAGCATAGCGAGCTTGCCGTAATGGTTCGCGGTAAACGCGACCCAGGGCAGCCCTCCCGCCTCAGACTCGAGGCGATGCCGAATGGCTGCGCTTCTAAGCAATGCAAGCGGTTCCAAGCTCAACTCCCCGTTGATATACGCAAAATGCGTCGCAGGGCTTAACGGCGCGTTAACATGGGTTGCGGCTGGCCCACCGGCAGCATCACAACATTGCCAGCCGGCGTCTGCGATTGATCCAGCGACGGAGCGCCTTCCATCGGCGGGCCGCCATTGTGCCCGATCATTGGCGGCTGGCCCGGCACGGGTGCGCCTGGCTGCCCTGGCTGCGAGCCTGTTGGCGGCAGGCCCAGAGCGCCCTGCAAGCGCTGCTTGATCTCTTCCTTGCGCGGCATGGACGAGAGGTCCACGAGGATATCGGCCAGGATCATCGGCGGGAGCTGCAGCTTCTCCGCCAGCATCATGGCTTCCTCGAACTGGGCATTCAGGAAGCTGGCCGACAGCGGCGCCTCATCCACCGTGATGCCGTACTTGCCGATCGTCACGTCATTCAGCTTCGAGATGATGCCGCTGGCCGGATCCTGCATTTCCTTGTTGATCGCGAAGGTGAGGAACTGCCCGTTCTCACCCAGGATCCGGAAGATGCGGGGTTCCGTGTAGTGGTTCTGCACCAGCTCAAGCTTCTTCACGCCGAGCAGCTTCTTGCTCCGGTGAAAATTGTCCATGTAGACCTGCAGCGCGATGACGGCCTGGCGCTGCCGGGCCTCGAGCGCGCGACCCGACTGCACGCGGTCCAACTCGCCCAGCGCGGAATCGTTGATGCCGGCCTGCTGCTTGATATCGTCCTGAGCGTGCATCTCCAGCCGCTCCATGGAAGTCGGCGGCGGAGAAGCCTCGATCTTGCTGGGCTTCTGATTCGTGTCGCCCTTCCACTTGATGTGGATGCCGGGCGCGGCGCCGAACTGCCGGAGCTTGGCTTCCTCGGCCGGGTCCAGGCTGTGCTCATGGTACATCCAGCCGCTATGGCTGGTGCGCATCACGGTTTCGATCTGCACGCTGCGGCGCTTATTGACCTCTTCCTGGGCATCCAGGAGATCCTGCACCATGCCTTGCGTGTAGCCGCGGCGGAACCACGGGAAGTACCCGATCTTGCTGAACGTGTTGTAAGGCGACGCGTCGTCGTGGACCATAAGATCCCCGATGATGGTGGTCCAGCGCACCTGGCGCACCTGCATGGACCGGACCTGCAACGGGTTTTGCTTCAGGTCCGCGTAATACAGCGCCTTTTGAATGCGCTGCCCATCCCAATCCTGCGGTATGACGCTGCGATCACCGGTTTCGAGATCGATGAACACGTTGCGGGTCTGCGTCTCCCAGTACTGGAAGTCCAGCAGCCGGATGTTCCGGCGCAGCGGATCCGCAATGTCCATGATGGCGCTGTTGTAGTTGGCCCACCACTCAGGGAAATCATTCTCTTCCAGCCCGAACTTGCGGACCGGCCGGATATCACCCATCGGGTTGTTGTCCGACATGATGGGACCAATGGGCGTTGCCCCGCGCGCGATCGGCGCCAATAGGTCCGCCGCCTCGTCACCGTAATTGGCGCGGATCTGATCCAGGTTGATCCACTTGTCGGTGACGATGTAGCCAGCCTTGTTGAGATCGTAATCGTCGTGGTCCGGATCTATCTTCAGGCTGAATGGATCATCCGTGCCAATGTCGATTTCACCGAAGTCATTGTTCTCGAAATTCAGACGCAGATCCCAGAAGCCCCGCCCTGTCATGATGGCGTCGAGAAACACTTCGGCATCTCGCGAGGGCTCGTCGCTCCGCTGCGAGACTTGCTTGAAGATGCGCGAGATGGCCTCGGCTATTTGATCATCGCCCTGCCCGTCATCCGCGGGTATGGCGCGGGTATCCGTGCGGTTGTTGCGGTGATAGCCCAGCACCAGGCGCACCAATGGCGCGATCTTGTTGAACGTCAGCGCGGGCCGGCCCTGCTTCTCGAGCTTACGCTTCGCGTCTTCGGCCCACTGCCGCCCTTCCACGAAATCGACGCACTTCTTCGCCGTTTCGGCCCATTTGTCATGGGGCGCGCAGGCCCGCCGATAGCGGTCCGCCAGCAGCATCAGCCGCTCCGGATCCTGCTGCGGCAGTCCGCGGGGACGCAGAGGCCCGTATTTCATGGGCAGTCCTGGCCTAGCCCTGGGCTTCGGGTTCCGGCTCAAGGCCGGTGGGGCGGCTTTCCAGGTCGGTCAGCAGCCGCTCCACGCCAGCCATGCCGAGCACGGTGCTGCCGGCGCCGACGGTGCGGATGAGCCCCGCCCATTCCGGCCCGGTGCGCGAGACGGTCCCGAAGTTCGGGCTGAACAGCCGCGCCATGTCCGCCGGCGGCACGCCCGCCTCATCCAGCAAGCCGATCACCACGCCGGCCTGCAGCAGGTAGGCATCGCCTGGCTGCGGCGGGATCTGCTTGAGGGCCTCGATTTCTGAAGTCGCCCTTTTGATTTCCTCCATCAGCCGGCCGATTTCCGCGTTGAACGCATCGTTTGCCTCGCGCAATCTCGCGTTCTCTTTCTCGACTGCCCCTTCGCTGGTCTCCAGCATGGCGATACGGTCCTTCGCCGCGTCGGCGCCGTCGGCTGCGGCGAAGATGGCCAGGACAGCCTGCGATTCCTTCTCCGGCAGCACCACGTCCGTCAGCGCGCCCGCGTTATCGCCATCGGGCTTGGCGCGCGTCGTGATCGTGACGATGCCGCCTTTCTCGTTGATCGAGACAAAGGTGGGATACGGATTTTCCACTGCGGTGAAGGCAAAGAGGTTGCGTTGCATGGTTGCTCCGTCGTGTTACGCGGCGCTCATCGCGTCCGCCAATCCATGTCGTCGTAGCCGCGATCCCGGCCTGACCACTTGTAGCCATCGCGCTGGCCCGGGTATTCCTCGGGCGGCGCCTCGATAGCCACGGTTTCTGCGAAGGTAAGCGCTCCGGCATCGGCCCAGTCGGGCGAGAATTTCAGGCGCTTCTTGATGCTTTCCTTGGGCTCCAGGATCAGCCCGGAGCCGCCTACATCGCGATACTTGTACCCCGTCGCGATCAGGTGCCGATGCGCGAGATCGTCGTTGATGATGTCGGCGCCGGCAGGATCCAGGAACCACTCCCGCATCCGCCAGTGCATCTCGGCGCGCTTATTCGCGAAGCGCTCGGGCTCCGTAGCGGCCGAACCGAAATTCACGCCCGTGACGCGAGCCGCGAAGCCTGAATTGCGCAGGCGGTCGTACACGCCGGCACCCAGGCCCGTCACGTCGATGAAAGCCCGCGCGATATCCGGGTTCTCACGCAGCAGCATGGCCACGCGGTCCGCGATCACCATGAGATCGTCAGTGCGTATCTCGATGTTGAAGCGATGCCCCATGCGCCGGCCGCGCCGATCCACGATTCTCGTGCTGTCGCCCCGGGAGCCGTCTTCCGTGTCCTCACCAGTGCGCGCAATGTCCACACCGATGATGCACGGTGCCAGCGTGCTATCCGGCAGCGTGATGCGGCGGGCACGAAGCACGGCCTCGTTCGGAATGACGCCTTCCCGACCCGTTGCCTGGAAGGCTTCCACCGCCGATATCGGGTATTCCTGCCGAAACAGCGGGTGAATCTTGTCGGACTGCGCGCCTGGAATTTCCGAGTTCTTGCGGAAGGCCCAGTAGGCCCGCTCCACATCCAGGCGATTGACCCTGACGTACTCTGCCCACTCCCCCGTCGGCAGCCAGCCTTCCGGCGCTGCGCGGCGATAGGTCGGGTCGAGGGTCCACGGCAGGAAGATCGGCAGGTAGTCGTTCTCGCCTGCCTCGGCTTGCTGCCACGTGTCGTAGAAAGCCCCGCCGACGCCGTTGGCCGTGCTCTCCAGGATGATCTCCGTATCGGGCTCGCCCGGCACGGTCTGGGACAGGTTGGCCAAATGGGTTTCGGCCTGAGACCAAAACGCCACTTCGGAACCATGCAGCCGTTGCAGCGTGAAGCTTCGGCCCGTGCCGCCCACGTTCTTCGCGGTGCCGACGCGATACCCGCCGTCGTACCCGCTGAACTTCAACTCGTTCGCATTGGCGGCTTCGGTTTCGGGCCGGAAAGTCGGGTCCATGTGCTCATGGATCCGCTTCACCATTCCGAAGAGCTGCTGCGTGGCCTTGTCCTCATGCGTGAGGATGAACACGTTTCGCCCGAGCCACAGCGTCGCATGATTATAGAAGCGCGCGCCGATATACGTGCTGATCCCCATCTGACGCGCCTTGAGGATGATGGCGCGGACCCAGCCATGCGTCTGGCGCTGCCGCTCCAATATCTCGTGCAGCTTGAGCTGCGCGGGATTGAGGATCAGCGGCTTGAGCTTGCCGTCCTTCTGCTGAACCTTAACCAGCTCCCGGCAGTAGAAGGGCAGGCTCGCGCGAAATGCACGATCGCTGTCCTCCAGAAGCTTGAGCTTTTCCTCGCGGGTGACCGCTTTGCTCAATTGCCCAGGCCTTGCTCAAGCCAGGTCAGCGCGAGATCCTGCCGGAGAAACGCCAGCTTCCGCGTGGCGCAGACTGCACAACTGCACAAAGCGATGGCCTGCCGCTCCCGGATATACGCCACGCTGATGAAGAGCTCGCCCTGACTGATCGGGTCCGCATAGCGATAGAAGCCCCGGGCGGGCCCTTTGTCTTCAGCGCTGCATTGCATCAGCCGGCCCGCTTCAGTCTATCGCGCAGGGACACCACCGCGGTGTCGCCACCCTCCGGTGCGGCCGGCGGCGGATCGTCGCCTGGATCATCGCCCTGGCTGTACCGCTTCAAGCGCTGCAGCATGGCCGCATCGTCCTGCGGCGGGGCATTGTCGCTGAGCCCATAGGCCTGGCGCTCCAGCCCAACCAGCTTGGTCAGCGCCATGGATAGGTCGCGCATGACGCCAGCACGGGATTGCAGGCTGAGCAGCCGGAGCATCGCTTCGCGGCGCTTGCCGGATTTGTCCTTTGCCGTCTCGCCGAGAATCAGGCCCCGAATTTCATCAACGGTTGCGGTGCTGATATCGAGCTCCGCCAGCAGGCGAGCCACCATCGTCCGCTGCGCCCGGATATCGCGCCGGTGGACGGATTCCACCACCGCAAGCATCTGGGCATTGGCCTCGATAACCTCTTCCTCGGCCTCGCTACGCGTGGCGCCATCGGCACGCGGCGGCACGAGACCCCTATCCAACGCCTCTTGAGCAATGCTCTCGGCTCGCTTGGACTTGGCTTTCTTTTTGATATCGCTGGCTAAATCACGCTTCCACCCGAGATCATCGGCCCTGCGCTTGATGCGCATGTGGTTCGTGCCGTATCGCCGCGCCAATTCGCGTAACGATAGGATGCCGGCACTGTAATCCTTCTCGATAAGATCCCAGGGAAGCGCGTCTTTCTCGGCTTCGGGAAGCGCGACGACATTGCCGGGCTGCTGTTCCGTCACGCCTGTGTCGTCAGGCGTATCACTCGACATGGGGATAAGGCGGCAGGCGACA